CGAAGATCAAAAAAACAATACAGCGCATAGAGCAGGGACAGAAACAGACGTCAAAAAAGAATCGACGATTTTTGACTTGATACAAGCTGAAGTTGAAGCCGAAGATAACCGCAGTGCTACAATTGAATTTAATAAGCTTTTAGATGAATACATTGCCCTAGAGGACAATCCGGAAGAGGATGAACAATAGGTAATGGATATTCATCGTGAAAATGATATTCGTTTAGAGAAAGCCTTGACAAGCATAAGTAGTCTGTTACAATTGGGACAAGGTGGGCTAGGAGCCTACACTACGCACACATTGGGGGCATCCGCTTCCGGTCAACATTTAGACAGCCCAAGAGGTAATAAGTCTAAAAAGACCAAGAGAGAAGAGGATGGCACTCCCGAGTAAGGAGTAAGATTTGACTAGTATATTTGACCTCAAAGACGAACGTATGATGAAGGTTCGCAAGAGGATTGTTGAGATGCGTGAGCAGGAAAAAGGGTGGACTGAAATCCGAGACGAAGTTCTTAAAGACTTCGGGATTGGTGTACATCGTAGCACTATTCAACGATGGCATGACAGCACTGGTTACTTACAGAAGTCAGCAGACATTGACCCTTCCACAGCTAAAGATGTTTCAGAAGATGTGGTTCAAGACCTTAAAACATATAAGCTGAAATCAGAACGGGATAACTATAAGTCTAAATACGAGACCTTAGTGGGCAAACAAGCTTCCTCAGAAGAGTTCACAAAAGTATTCCATGACGCTATTAAGTTAGCTGTTGCACTACCCCCAGTAGAGCCAAGCGGATATGTTTACAACCCACCGTCGGCTGGGGTTCACAGGGGTGACACTCCTCAGACCGTAGTAGCCCCACTCACCGATACGCACGTAGGTGACCGTGTAGACCCCAATCAGACGTATGGGCTTTCCCAGTATGACATTGAATTATTCAATAAGCGTCTATATGGGTGGACATATCAGGTAATTAATTTATCTAATCTACGTCGCAATATTGCCCCTATCAAAGAACTTGTTATCCCCATGCTTGGGGATATGATTTCTGGTGACATTCATGAAGAATTAGCCCGCACCAATGAAGAGAATTGTATGATGCAGATGATGAACGGTGCATACATGATCGCTCAGTCTATACGAGAGCTATCTTCCCACTTCCCTCAAATACGAGTACCCGCTGTAGTAGGTAACCACGGTCGCATGACTCGTAAGATTCCTTCTAAAGAGAAGTACATGGACTGGGACTACATGATGTACCAATGGGTTGCCGCTTTCTGTAAGGACTTACCTAACGTTTCGTTCGAGATTCCTAAGAGTTTCATGCACATATTTGAAGTGGCTAACCAACGTGTACTTATTATGCACGGGGATTCTATTGCTGGTGGTGGAGGGCTCAACTCTATTACAAGTGCTATAACAAAACTACGATCAGTAGTTCAGTATGGGGAAAGGGTAGTAGAGGGAGACACTAGGTTCACAGGCTTTGACGCTGTAATGATAGGGCACTTCCACCGGATTGATGAGTACGATATTGGAACAGGACCGCTGCTTATCAATGGAACACTGAAAGGTGGAGATGAGTTTACAACTAGCAGACTGCACGTAGCCACTGCACCTAAACATCTTATTAGTTACTGGCATCCAGACATTGGATATCTTGGCAAAGAGATCATCTACCTAGACAAATACGACACTCAAGATGTAGGATTCCATAAGGTAATCCCAGAAATTTGGGCGAGCTAGTATAATGTATTTATACTACGAACTTTTCTAGTACTTATTAAAGGGGCTGTTCATGGGAGACCTTGTTGAAGACCTGAACTCTTTTATAGCTGGTGAGGGTTTGGAGCAGTTCAAAATGAGGATGGCAGATAAATTTCGTATGGATGCCCCCTCTAAGTCAGGAAAATCTAAAGCAGCTATAAAATCTTCCCAAGAAGGAATTACTTTACCTTCTGCCTTGTGGCGTGTAGATAAGGGTCATTCTGTCACTGATCCTAGCGGGGTTAAACTCCCTACAGCTAGTTCAGGGGCGGGGTTTATAGATGAGGTTTTAGATAATGATCTTGATATATGGACTGAAATTATAAGTGAATGGTGCAATACTAGAGATGACGTTAGTGATATAACAAGTGCATAGTGAGTCTGATATATAGGCTAGAAAAGAGAATTACATGAGCGACGAACAAGAGCAGTTGGCGACCTTGGATGATATTTTAGAAGTACTTGAACGCCGCCATAAAACTATGGTACGCAGAGTTCTTGAGCAAGTAGAAGCAGCGTTACCTGATGGTAGACAACAAAAGATGTTTAAAAAGCATGTACAAATACCATTGTATGATTTTAAAGATGATTTACTAGAAATCCTTCGTGCTGCTGGCTCTAAGTAACTAATATATAATTAAACTTGCATAATTTTGTTAAAAATTTATACTTTAAAGTATAATAAGTTGAATGAAATATTCAAAATAACTAAATATTAACTTAAAAGTCGCTTCAGAGCGGCTTTTTTGTTGGTAACTATTATGTGGAGGTTACAACACATGTCGGATTTTGAAGCCCGTATTGAGAAGTACTTTGAAGGTACATCTCTGGGTCTAGCCGCTGTAGCGGACGTTCTTTCCAAGATGGATGATCGTTTTGAAAAAGCTGATCAAGAGGAATATGAAGAATTCCAAAAAGAACAGTATGTTTCAGAGAGGACCCAACTTATAAAAGAGGTTATCGCAGAAATCAAGAAGGAAGGCGCAGAGTACGATCTAGACCTAAGTACTGCCCCTAAATCTGCTAGTGGGACTGCATCCACTGATAACGACAAGTCCGCAGGAGACGAGACAGAAACCACTTCGTTTGATAACAAGACTGAAAACGCCGGTGCGCCGATTCAGGCTGAAGACGAAGATGCGAACGGAGATGACGCAGATAAAGATACAGATGAAGATGAACAAGACGTAGGCGCTATGATTAGAAGTATGGAAAAAGCCCTCGCCAAACTTAGCCTTATGTATAAGGGAGATGGCGACGACGGAGACGAAGAAGACGATGACTCTTCTGAGTACCCACAGGACGAAGAAGTAGATGAAGAGAAGTCTTTGGATCAGGCTATCACCAAATCTTTGGGAACTGATGTAAAAGACATAATGGCAAAGATGGGAATCAAGGAATCCGGTTCAACTCAGGTAAAACGTGTTGCACTATCCCCTGAAATTTCCCCGTCCGAAGCTTTTATCTCCAAGAGCGAAAATGGAGAGCAGTCAGTTGACTTTACGAAACTGACTTACAAAGAATTACGACGACTTGAAGATGGTATCCGTAACGGCACCGTCACCGAAGTCGAACTTTAGGAGGAACTCTAAACTATGGCTACTGTGTCTATTCAAGAGTTTTTGTCACAGGCAAACCGAGGTTTGAACCAGAACGTACTTGGCCCTGAATACCTAACAAAGGCATTCAACGCTGCTAACACCGGCACGGCTGATGCGGTTTTCTCAACCACGGCTGCTGATAATATCTTTACGACTACTTATGGTCGAAAAGTGTGGCAAGCACTCAACAACCAAACACGATTCTTCAACGCTGTGCCCCGAACTACTTTCGGCAATCAAGTTGGTTGGAGGGTCCGAACGGATCGTGGAACTCAGCGTTCACGTCCGATGACTGAACTAGCTTCTCTACCAGACATTGATGTATCAAACATCGAGACAGTCTCTAGCTTGCCTAAGATTGTCACCACGATGCTCGGTGCCTCAGTGAAAGCAATGTACACTGCACAACTTGAGGGTGGTGTTGGTGACGTGCTTGCTCTGGAGAACGAGAATGCTCAGATCGACCACATCAAGGAACTAAACCAAGAATTGTTCTTGCCTACTGCTCACGGTAACCTTGCCGTTGGTTCTGGCGTTACAGACGCTAACGTTCGTGATGGATCGCTTCTCCGAATTGGAGACACGTTGATCATCAACGACGCTGGTACTCCCGGTACTACCGAGGGTGCAATTTCAGCAATCTCTGGCAATGACATTACATTCGCAACCATTGGTGCTACCCCTGCGGTAGGAACCACTACAGTTGCTGACCTCTTGCTAGTTATGTCTCGTGCTGGACTAACGTCCATCGACGACATTGTAAACGTAAGTGCTGACACTACTAATGGTGTTGCTGGTCTTGCTACATTCAACGATGTTTATGACATCGACGAATCCTCAGGAACCCCACGAGATGACGGTGGCTTCGCTGCTGCTGCCTCAGTGCAGGGTAACTCTGGTGTAGGTCGTGACCTTTCGCTCAACCTCTTGGACACTGCGATTCAGAAGATTCGTACCAAGGGTGGAGAGCCTAAGTTGATTGTCATGGGACATGATCAGTACTTCAAGCTGGAACGACTTTTGATCTCCCAGCAGCGGTACATGGGTCAAGAAGAATATCAGGTTGGTATCGGAAATGAAAAGACTTTCCCCGGTACTAAGACTGGTCTTGTTCTTGCTACTTATGCAGGTATTCCAATTATGCCAGATGCCGACGCTACGCTCGGTCAGGCAGCGTCTGCTGGTTCCGCTCTAGGTTCCAACGTGTACGTTTTGGATACAGACTTCCTCGAAATTGCTATTGCTCAACCTACCCAGTACATCGAAAACCGTGATTACTTCGCAGCAGATGCGTTGGTAGTCAGGGGTATGCTGTACACAATGGCTGAGTTCAGGGCATATCGTTTCGACGTTCATGCTAAGATCACAGACTTGTCTGCTTAGGACTAAAACAAAGAGTAGCCCCCTCACAAGAGGGGGCTACCCTTTAAATTGAATGATTGTTTAATGTAATGTAATGTAATGGTGAATAATGAGAAATGTATACACAGATGGTGTTTTGCAAAGTTTGGACATCCATACTAAAAGAATGGTTGGGGAAGTGATGAATCTAATGGAAGCATCACTACCAGACATTACTGCAACGACAGCTTTAAAGAAATCTATAAAGCAAGCCATGTGGCGTACAAATCGAAATGTTCAAGATGATGTGACTGGTATGTCTTTCACAAATGAGGACAAAATATAATGACTAAACATACTTTTAAAATGACCGATGTAACGGGTGACGCCCGTGTGCTAGCTCGTTCTGCTATGGGTTACGACTGGAACTATCTCGCTGATGACGAGACTCTCATCTTTGGTAGTGGTAGTGATGCTACTATTTCTTGGGATGGAGGCGCCCTAAACGTTACTGGAACCACTACGGAAATTACCGATGGGGATTTGCAGGTACTAGCAGAGAACCTATACATGGGTGCTTCTACTGCGTTTGCAACTACTGAACCAACGTCGGCAGTTATCTTCAAGCAGGGAACCGCTTTCGCTGGTGCTATCTCTACTTCTAGTGCTATCCAATCTAACGGTACACTTCTCCGCAAGGTTATTGCAGATGGAACAGTTAGTAACGTAGGCTAATATGACACTTGCTTTTTCAGAGGCTCCCCACACGTTCAGTGATAACTTACATCCAAGAGAGATGCCAGAGATTACATGGACTCACGGGGATGACCTCTGTAATTGTACGTTTCAGCGGATAGGAGACTGGGCTAATCCTTACATTGCTAGGACTCGTAGGGTTCGGGTGTGTTGCTTAGAGAGCCGAATGCTCGAAGGGAATGAAGATTTAGTACAGGATATACCGGGATACTACAACGAGAACACTGGTGAGTTTGATATGGAGCCTTGGGTTTGGGATGGCGAAGCTGACATGCCAGAACACTTATTTATGAGGCAAACGGCTATCATTCAAGGGTTATCACTAGATGAAACACGAGTAAAGTTTGAAGGGGTTGAACCTCCTAAAGGAACACCTAGACCAAAAGTTGTAGAGAAGAGGGAAATTATGAGCGAGCATGAAGTTATTGGGCGTCAGCTTATGAAAATTCAAGAATTAGAAAAACAAAAAGCTATGCTCATAAGTGTGGTACACTCGATTAAAAAGGGTGAGCTAGATATAGAAAACATAGAACTGAAAGAAAACGGTTTTATAATTGACGGCAGTGAAGATATTATTTCTAAAAATTAATCTTATAGAGGTATAATTTATATATGTCCAGACAAATACAATCAAGAGCAACCCAACGTGTTCACTTAGCGGCAGAGAGTAGGATTCCTCTCCTTGAAGGTGATGTAGACGTGTTGGAGGCTGAGATAAACACAGTCGGGACGAAGTTAGACCGAATTATATATCTTTTAGTGGGGATTTTGATAACCATGGTATCTAGTGTAGGAACTCTCTGGGCGGGCGGGGTTACTTTATAATGGCTATTCAAACGGGAACGGACACAGTATTCCATACCCCTCATGAAGTGTTGCAATCAGCACTTACAGACTCAGTTTTATTCTTAGAAAAAGCAACCGTTGGTAGGGCACAAATGTCTGATATCTCCGATGCCCTTGCTGAATACAAACGTTTGTTCACGGTCAAACTAGCTTCCCCTGCTGAGATTCTTACACTGGCTAGGGCTTACCCAGACAACCAAAAGTATGCTAAGGCTGCTGAAGGTATTGAAGATGACAACATGCCTGTCGTTGTAGGTGGTCCAGCTTCGGTTGAGATGGTTGATCGAGAGGGGCACTTGATCACAACCAACGCTCTTACAAAAGCATTTAAAAAATACATGGCTAACTTCCGTACACGGAACACCATGGTCATGCACTCTGACGTTCAGGTGGGTTGGGCACTACCAGCCTACATTACAAAGGGTGGGTCAGTCTTCCGTAGTGGTGTAGACCCCAGAGGCTTGTTCTTTATAACTGAGTTACGCAACGATACCCGAATTGCAGCTAAAGTTAAAGATCAAATAGAAAGCGGGAAAATGCGTTCTTACTCTATAGCAGGAAATGCTACAGAGAGTAAAGACATCCACAAAGAAGATGGCACCAAGATCATGCAGGTGGACAATCTGGAATTAGCTGAGGTTACTATTTGTGAGAAAGGCGTGAACCAAGGCGCTCATTTCGACTTGATGAAAGGGATGATATTGGATAAAGAACAAAGCACTTCTACTACTGTAAGCTCAAATGATTTATTGTTAGAGGAAACCTTATCTAAAGGAATATTTACCCCCAGAGCGAAGGCTCCCAAAATAGAAGAGTCTTTAAATAAAAGTACACCCATGCTAGGAATGTTCCAAGCGTTTATGGAGAAAACAAAAGGTTCAACGGACACCCCTCTAGGTCTTCAGACAAACCACCCAGACCAACAGGGAGAGGATGACCGCAGAGCACAGCTAAAGAGGGTTCAGGAAGAGTTTGGCTTGCCAGAGGAGACTCACAGTGCCGAATATAACCGTCGTGCCCCTGTGGATTACAAGATGCCCCACTCATTTTCTTCTAGTCGTGTCGTAAACCAATCAGGTCAGGACTCGGCTGTAGCTCACCCAGATACCCATTCTACTGTAGATAAAGTATTATCTAAACTCTTCCAAAAAGCTGGGAAGGATAAAGAAGATCGGACTCCCGGTAACTCTGCTAAACCAAACGAGTTCCCCGCTGATGCCAGTGTATCCCCATATCAATCTAAAGGGGTATTTGAAAAAGCTGGGGATGATTTGCGTCAAGATGGAATTACCAATCACCCGTCTAGACGTAGCCCTCTTACTAAACCTGAAGATGACCGCAAGATAGAAAAAATCCTACCCTTCCTAGGTGCTCTTGCGAGAACCGCTGCAACAGCAGCAGCTTCAACAATAGGAGAAGCGGCTGGAGAGAAAGCCAACGAGAAATTGGACCTTAGTAAAGATGCTACAGGTACCACTAATAGGGGTTTTAGGCAAGAAGGTGGGGCTGGTCGTAAAGCCTCCTTCCAAGGTATCGAGGGAAGTAAACAACAGCGACCAAATAAATATAAAGATATAGATCGCTCCACTCTCCGTAAACCTGTAATGAGTCAACAAGGCCCTACCACTAACCCCGGCGATCCCACCCGTACTGCTCAACCTACAGTTCGTCAGAGCCAGCCATGGGACGAAAAGTCCATGGAAAAGAACGAAGATGAGGAAAGCACTTTACCTTCCAAGCCTTCCCTTAATCCTATTCAGGCTCCAAGGCATGACTTGAGCGGGGCTGCGGCTAACAGGGCACGAGTTGAAGCCGCTAAAGGAAAAGACGCTGCTACACCATATAAAGCCCCTAGAGACCCCGCTGACAAAGTAATTAATAGAGAAGCAAAAAACAAAAAGGCAGGTTGGAGAGGGTTCCCTTCATCACGATCTAGTGGGGAATTCGAGAAAAAATCCTTATCAAAGTCTAACCCCGACCTAGTAGAAGAAGGGAAGGCAATACTTGCAATGCCCTTCAATTTAGCCACCCAGATGGTTATGGGTAAGAAAGCTCCCGCCGCTGTTAGTGCAGATGATAGACTAAAAGAAGCTGTACTAGTACTATTAAAACAACAACAAACCGCTGAAGAAGTCGGACCTGTAGGTGGAACAGCAACACCTACTAACTCATCAAATGTGTAATGAAATGAGTATAATAGGAATGAACTTATTATTTTAAGGAGAATTTGATCTATGCCAGATGCAGCAAATTACAAACTTCCAAAGTGGAGGTATATCTCGGACGCTAACACAGATCAGGATTGGTCTGTAGCAGATAGCGTTCGTCCTTTTGATCGCTATATTGCGGTAAACTCCACCTTAGCTTCGGCTGGAACCGCAGAAGATTTGATCAATATAGACTCCATTCCTGAACAGGCTGTTAATATTTATACTAACCCTTCATTTGAAGCCGCATTATCGGGTTGGACTAATAATGGTGCAGCAGCGACTAAAGTTACTACTGCCGCTAGATCAGGGTCTAACCACCTTCAACTAAACCCAGATAATTCTGCGGACGATGAGGGTGCTTATTTCTCAATAGACCTACCTAGGTCAGAAGACCCCCATAAGATGCATGTCATTGTTTCATGTTATGTAAGAGGAGCGTCAGCCTCTGGGGATTTCATTATGCATATCCAAAGTAGCGATGGGACAACCACTCACGCTTCATCTGCTGAATATGACTTAACTGGTTCTTACGCTAGACAGCATGTTAAATTTACACTACCGTCAACAGGGACAGGAGCCTCAACGTATCGTGTATGGCTAGGGTCAAAAGACCAGCATAACGTTAACATATATGTAGATGATTTGCAGGTAGAAGTCAACTACACAGGAAACCTTACTGACTACATTAATACGACTACAGGTGAAATAAACTGTGGTTGGCAGGGAACAGCCAATGCTTCCAACAGTCAACGATTAGCTGGGATTGCAGCTATAAGAGCGTTCTCCCTTAAATTTGATAACGATACATACGTAGCATTTGACCATACGGCTAGTTCTACAACTGGCTCGTCATACCCTAGTATATTAGTAAAGGCTGGAACTCAGTGGGACTACGAACTACCACTAAATGTGCGTAGTAGAATTAGCTTTGTCAATGTGAATTCAGGTGAGACACCTGTGGTTTTTGGTTCCGTTTGGGGTCGTACTAGTCTTTAGGAGTATTTCATGGGGCAAAGAATAATAAGTGACCCGTTACGGGTAGCGAGGAAAACAATAACCTTTGACAGTGGTTCGGGTACAGGTGCGACTGGTGCTGCCCCGCTTTTCACTGTAACTGGAGAAGTACTGGTTTCTAAAATCGTACCTTACTGTACAACATTACTTGCAGGATCAAGTGCGACTTTAGCTCTTGGTGTTACAGGGTCTACCTCTTTATTTATAGCAGCCACAACAGCTACTGACATCGACGCAGACGAGTTCTGGGTTGATACTGGTCCTGACGCTAACGGCATAGCTTTACCTGCCGCCCTTCAGGATATTTTGGTTACTGACAATATTATTGGTACAGTAGCCACCGCAGCTATATCAGGCGGCGTAATGGACTTCACAGTTTTCTGGCGCAAAATTAGTGCGGATGGGAATGTGGCGTAGGTAAATGGCTACCTCACGAGTGCAGGAACTTATAACCTTTATTACTAAGGAAACCCGTCCTTCTAGGCGTTCTGCCGATCTTGGACCAGTACCCCCACGATCTAAAGCTGAAAAGCCAGCAGACCCCTTGGCTGCATATAAAATTTCTCAGGACGCTAAAAAGAAAGCTGAAGCCGAATATAGGAGCGACTCTATAGTAGAGCAAGTTAGAGCAAAGTTACCCCAGACAACCCCACGCTCTAACGAAGTACCTATGTAGGGGCTTAGTTTATGGGTAAAAATGATTTAGAAGAAAAAGGAACACAGGGGGCATCAGGGCAAGACCAGAAAGACGTAACGCTTACGGGGCAACAGTTAATAACACTATTAGTGTTCTTCCCCATTGTAGTAGTTTGGCTAGTATTGGCTGGTAGAATTATTTGGTCAGCAACTAGCAACCCAGAGACTCTAGATAACATAGAACCACTACTGTTAGCTTTAGCAGTTCTCTCAATTCCAGTCAGCGGTGGTTTGGCGGAAATCTTGAAAGCCTATGCTTCGGGGGATAAAAAATGAAACTCGTAATCAAAAATAAAAAAATAGGTTTACCTAAATTTAGGATTCCTAAACTTAATATGCAAGTAAGAATACCTGATGTGGGTATCGCCATTCCTAAGTTAATTACTAGGGTAAGTGTTGGCGGACGATTCAAGAAGATGGCGGGCGTGTCATTGAGCATCGCTGCTTTAGTAGTGGTAGTTGCAATTGCCTTCGCTGCTGTGGGTGTAGAACAAACTAAACAGTTCCCTATGGCTGCTGAATATACCGTAGAAGCAGGGGATAAGTATGTTGGGATTGGTACGGATATCAAAGGCAGTGATGCCGCAGATACTCAAACGCTGAAGCTGAACATCGGTGGTGCAAGAATATCTGACATTATCATTGATGACCTAGAAGTTGGTGCCACCACAGGAATTACCTACTCGCTAGAAATAACG